CTAAACATCTTTTTTTACATAAGTAATCTGGATATCGTATCCCAGCTTTTCAAGCATATCCACGAACACCTTGTTTACGATGCCGCCCTTCTTGTTTATAAGCCTACTGATGTACGGAGCGGAAGTACCGACCATCTCCGCAAGCTGCGCCTGGGTGACGCGTTCTTCCAGGCATTTGACCTTTACGTCTATATCAAAATCATTCTTTACCATAACGCGCCTCGCTTCCGGTGAAATATGATTGCACTTACAAGATAATTTATTATACCACAAGTTTATGTATTTTTCAAGGTGCACAGGCAAAATAGTCAAGAGGCGCGGAACATTAAACTGTTACCGGAACAATGCGGCCGCGATTAGCGGAACAATAGAAAAAGACGCCCAGACAGTTCCGAGCGCCTGCTTTTCCAAGATTGCAACCCTGGACGCTATTTAACATTGCAGTTTGCGGGCTGTTTGCAGCCTTGAAGGAGCGGCAAAACCTTTATTCAAGCCGTTTCTGCGATTCTCCTATAACGGACATTGCTCAAAACCTGCACACCCGGATTGTAATGTTATTCTTGCAGCCTTGCTTGATCTCATGCATCCACGTCTATTGCAAGACCCGATTTGAATTCTACTGTGATCCTGTCATCATGAATGGCGACCTTTCCGATCATGCTGCGGACGAGAGCGTCGCTGTATTCCGCCTCGCCGGTCTGTTCCTCGATGAAGGTGATCATGGCCTTAATCCTGTCGATTTCGTCTTTCCGAAGCGCAGCCTGCGTCAGAACGTTCTGCCGCCTTTCGCGGAGGGATACTATCCTTTCTCCGATTTCCTGGACGCGGGCTTCATCCTTGCCGGCATCGAGAAGATCCATCTGGCTCTTGCGAATCATATTGTCGATTACCTCGATCTCTTCATCGACGTCGCAGCCGACAACCGACTCGATATTCTCCTTCAGCACCGGAATGATGTCGTCCCTGTTGGCATAGGTCATGTTCACGGCTGAGGCAATGGCGGCATGCAGTTCCTCCTCCGGTACGCTTCTTCCGACGCATTCCTCTCCGGGGGTCAGTCTGCTGACGCACCGCCATACCACGGGCTTCGTGTCGCCGACGTACCAGGTGACACGCCTGTAGATGTTGCCGCAGTGACCGCAGGCCACATTGCCGGAAAGCGCGTATTTTGAACTGTACATACGCTTTTTGCCGCCCTTGTACAGAGCGGAGCGCCTTGCCAACTCTTCCTGCACCAGAAGGAATGTTTCCTTGTCGATGATGGCTTCGTGACAGCCCTCCACATAGTATTTCGGCATCGCACCGTCGTTCATGCTGCGCTTTTTGTCGAGAACGCTAACCGTATAGGTCTTCTGAAGAAGCGCGTCGCCGATGTATTTTTCGTTTGTTAGGATCTGCCGGATGTTCGTCTCATGCCAGCGGGTGTGCTTCGCGCCGTTGAGGATGCCATCGGCTTCAAGCCCTTGCCGTATTTTCACAAAACTCGCGCCTTCCAGGTATTCGTGGTAAATGCGCCTGACCACCTCGGCCTCCTCCGGTACGATGATGAGCTTTCCGTTTTCATCCTTCGTGTAGCCGAGAAACCAGTTGTGGTTGACCTGAACTTTCCCTTGCTGATTGCGGAACTGGATGCCGAGACGGACGTTCGCCGACAGGGACTCTGATTCCTGCTGCGCAAGCGCTGCCATGATGGTCATAAGCACCTCACCCTTGGCGTCGAGCGTGTTGATGTTCTCCTTCTCGAAGAATACGGCTATATTCATTTCCTTCAGCTTCCGCGTGTACTTGAGGCAGTCCACCGTGTTGCGGGAGAATCGGCTGATCGACTTCGTGATAATCATGTCGATGCGACCCGCCTCGCAGTCGGCTATCATACGGTTGAAAGCCTCGCGCTTCGCCGTGCGGGTGCCGGAGATGCCGTTGTCCGCGTACACCTCGACCATTTCCCATTCCGGATTTCCGTTGATGTAGGAGGTGTAGTGCGCCACCTGCGTTTCGTAACTGGATTCCTGTTCCTCGAACTCCGTGGAAACGCGGCAGTAGGCGGCGACGCGCACCTTCTGTTTTTTCTCCGCCGGCTTCTGCGTTCCCACAGTTTTTACCGCCGGAATGAATGTGATGTTCTGAGCCATTGCCATTTATTCGTTCACCTTGCCTTCTATCCGACCGTATGCGTACTCAGCCTGCGCGATAGGGTCGGTAAATTTCTGTGCTGCCTTTTTTGTTCTGAACTCCGTAAATATAACGGGAACGGGCTTTTCCTTTGGCGGAATGTTGTCTCTGCCGAGCTTTTTCTCCCGCTTCAGCCGTTCCGCCTCCACGGCGTTGAACGTATCGTCATCGATGATCCGGGGGTAAATGTCGTCCCCAAGATACCGTTTATTGTGAAGCAGACGCTTGATCATGCTGTGAGTCGCTTTGATGCCTGCCACCTCGGCGGCATTTTCGTATGACATTCCGAGAAGGTATGCCGAGTAGAGCGCGGCAAGCCTCGCGGCCTCCATATCGTGTACTTTCGGTCTGCCGTCAACGATCACATATCCGAACGGTGTGTGTTCCATAGCCTCATATCCTTTCCCGGAAGACGGGGCCGCACTTCATGGCGAATCCGACTTCCTTTCTGCTGAAAATAATGACGCGGTCAACATGCTTTGTGAAAACCTCATCGGAAAATGCCGTCAGCAGTTCCGCCTTTGCAGTGTACCGCAGCAGCTCGTTCAGCGCTCTCTGACGGTCGGAATCAAGATTGGGGTCTCCCTCAATACCTGCCCGAACCGTGTGCAGTTCCTTTTCCTTCCGCGCCAGTTCATCCAGTTCTTCGCGATAGACGGCTGCGTCAAGCAGCCCCTTGGCAAAGAACTTGTCCGCCGCCTGCCTGCGTTCCGCAACAGCGTCCAGTTCCGTGTTTATTTCCGCAAGGCGGTCAATAATCTCTTTGTCCCCGCCGCCGAGCAGTCTGCCGGACATAGGAAGAAGCACGGCATCCCGTCCGTAGATCAGCTTGTTCATCATATTCACGAACGCAGCTTCGACCATATCAGCCCGGACCGGAAGTTGCCTGCACTTTTTGCTTTCTCTGGCATGCGTTTCGCATCCGTACCAGATGTCCCCGTAGATCTTCTTCCGTTTACATTTCCCGCCGCATTTGCCGCAGAATATCTTTCCGGAAAGAGCGTATCTTACAGAGTATTTTCCGCTGTTTCTCACCACGCCTTTTTCCTTCGCGTTGTTGTCCACGGCGGTATTCGCCGCCAGAAAAACCTCCTCGCTGACGATGGGGTCGTGATGGCCCTCGATGCGGTACATGCCGCGTTCTCCGTGGTTTACATGAGAATTGAACTGATCGTCCTTGTATGTCTTTTGAAAAACTGCAACGCCGGTATAGGTCTCGTTTCGAATCATTGCCGTGATAACAGAACCGCGCCATTGCACTCCGCGCGCCGTCGGAATGCCTTTAGCGTTCAGCTCCTTCGCTATCGTACCGCCGGATTTGCCTTCCAGCACCGAATCGAATATGCGTCTTACCACTTCGGCTTTTTCCTCGTCTATGACCATTTTCCCATCCGCGTTCTTATATCCGTAGGCGGGAGTGCCGATCACATAGGTGCCGTTCTGGAAACGCTTCTGGATGCTCCATTTGTTGTTTTCCGAAAGGGAGCGGGATTCGTCTTCCGCAAGGCTCGACATGATGGAAAGCATCAGTTCGCCCTCCATCTTGCCCGTGTCGATATTTTCCTTTTCAAAGAAAATGTAAATTCCCATTGCGCTGAGCCTGCGGACGGTCTCAACGCTCTCCACTGTGTTGCGGGAGAAGCGACTGATGGACTTTACAAGGATATAGTTGATAAGACCGCGTTCGCAGTCGGCAAGCATACGGAGCAGGCCGTCGCGCTTGGCCATCTTTGTGCCGGAGACTCCTTCGTCATAATAGAGTCCGGCGAACTCCCAATTGGGGCAGCTTTTGATGACCTGTTCGTAATGCTCCTTCTGCGCGTCAAGACTGACGAGCTGGTCGGCGGAGTCTGTGGAGACCCTGGCATAAGCCGCCACGCGGAGTTTTTTCGTTTTCTTCGCCGCCGCGTCGATCTTTGTTATCCGTTTCATTGTCTCGCCTCCTGTCCTTAAAGGGGTATAGTATATATCACTCTGAAAGTCCGGAATAGCAAGTCATTCAGGGCATAATCTTTGCGATTGCCGGCGAGAATTTTTCGCGGTTTTTCGCCATGATCTTGTCGAATTCGCCGGGGGTGATAAGCCCTTTGTCGAGCAGTTTCTGAGTGATCTGACCGGCAGCAATGTAGTAGAATTCACGGCGCATATCGTCGTCGGTGCGTTCGACTTTCTGTTCCGGATGGAACACGCCCTGTATCTCTGTTACGTTCATAAAAAAACACCTCCTACCGGGTAGCCTTGGCAGGAGGTGAAAACTGACGGTTTGAGGGAAAATATCAGTCTTTTTTATAAAAATCGCAGACATACCCGTCGGCGCGGAGCAGAAGCCCCTCCACCAAGGGCGGAACGCGTCCCATCTGCTCACAGAGGACATCAAGGCTCATACGCGGGTCGGCTTCGATGATGATCTCATCGTGGACGTGGGCGACGATCTCACAGCACCGCAGAGTCTTCATCGCGTACATCAGAATGTCTCTGGCGGTCGCCTGCACGATGTTCTCCACGAACTTGGGACCGTATGATTCGATGCGTTCCCATTTCTTCGTGCCGCCGACTCCTTCATAGGTGACGGACTTGCCGCCGAAGCGGTTCTCTCCGATACGGGGCTTGACGTAGACAAGGTTTCTGCAGGACGGAAGCGTTATAAACAGCATTCCGCTCTGGTAGAACATCTTAACGCCGCCTACGCTCTGCGGCTTCCGTTCCTTCACGACCTTTTTCACGGCGGAATCGACGTCCCACCAGAAACGGACGATGTTCGGATTGGACTGACGCCATGCGTTCACAAGGGGCTGAAGCTCCTCCTCTGCAAGGCCCATCTCAAGAGCGCCCATTGCTTTGAGAGCGCCGACCGATCCGCCGTAGCCGAGCGCCAGTTCAGCTATCTTGCCTTTCTGTCGCAGGTGTCCGTTCACACCATGCTTTTCCACGGGGACTTTGAACATCTGGGAAGCCGACGCGCAGTAGATGTCGCCGCCGCTGCGGAAGACCTCCGTGCGCCACGTCTCGCCGGCATACCACGCGATGACTCTCGCTTCGATGGCCGAGAAGTCCGCCACATAGAATCTGCAGCCGTCCTTCGGAATAAAGGCCGTGCGTATCAGCTGTGAAAGCGTGTCCGGGATATCATCATAAAGCATAGACAGTGCGTCCGTGTCACCGCTCCGCACAAGCGCCCTCGCCGCGTCAAGGTCCGGCATATGATTCTGCGGAAGATTCTGCAGCTGAACGAGCCTGCCGGCGAAGCGCCCGGTCCTGTTCGCGCCGTAGAACTGGAACATACCGCGGCATCTGTCGTCGGCGCAGGCGGCGTTCTCCATCGCCTGGTATTTCTTCACCGACGATTTGGCAAGCTGCTGACGGAGAAGAAGCGCCTCGGAGACGTCGCCTTCCGTCTCGCCGATCAGCGCGGCTACGGTCTTCTTGCCGAGGGTGTCGGTCCCCACGCCGTTGTCCGAAAGCCAGGATTTCATCTGCGCCACGGAATTGGGGTTGTCGAGTTCGGTCAGCTCCCGCATCGAGGCGGTAAGGCTGTCCCGTGTCTCCGCGTCAAGCGCGATGCACCGTTTAACGAACTGCATATCCACGCGGATGCCCCGGTCATTGATCTCCTGGTCAAGATGGTATTCGTCCCAAACCGCCTCCGGCACGGGGAACTTCGACAGCTCCGCCTGTATCTGCATTTCGGTCTCCACATCACGGAGGTTGTAGGCCTTGTATCTGTCCCACTTTTCCGGGTCATGCTCCGGCAGGTTTCTTGTCCGTCCGCCGTTTGCCTTCGTGGGAGCGCACGGCGTGGAGAAATAACGTATCAGATCCCGTCCCTCTGTCAGCTTCTGCTTCTCAAGCCCCAGTACAGCGCCGACCCCTTCCAGGGACAGCGGCAGACCCATATACGCCGACCACACCATCGAGCAGCGCCACGCCTCCGGGTTCAGGAAACGGGCGCATTCCGTGGAAAGCGGATGACGGTCGTGAAAAGGATCAAGGCTGACGTCGAGGTCTGACAGATACCGTGAAAGGCAGACGCGCTCGAACTGAGCGTTGAACGCCCACTTGGTCACGGAATCGTCGGTTAGCGCCGACAGGACGTCCGCCGGCAGAGTCTCCCCGGAAGCGAGGTCTATGACGCGCACCTCACCGCCGTCCGCGCTGTATCCGAACAAAAGGATCTCAAAGTCCAGGCTTTCCGCGTATTTGTACACGCCGCACTTCTGAAGGCTGACCGATGAATACGTCTCAATGTCGATTTCAAGATTTCTCATTTCGATCCTCCATAAAGAAAATGAGGCGGCAGAGGGAGAAACTCCATGCCGCCCCGGAAGCCTTACTTCGTGAATTCCTTCATGCGTTCCGCATGGTATTCGGCATCGCGCTTTTCGCGTTCAGCCTGACGCTTTTCGTTTCTGCGGTCGTTGATGAACGTCTGGATTCCGACGAACACCCATGTGAGGGTCGCCAGGGAGAAAGTGCCGATGAGGATGTTGACGAGCAGTTCGGTGACTGCGCTTACGGTTGAACCTTCCATGTCCGCACCTCCTTACGCCAGGAAATCGTCGTCGGCGAGGGTGGCGAAATCGTCAGCCGCCGTGGACTTGCCGCCGAGAGGCTCACCGTCTCTGACCTTCTGAATGTTGCCCAGACCGCAGGCAATGCCCTTGTTGCCGTTGGAGTTGAAGGCGAAGAAGTTCAGCGAGACGCGGGCATAGCACCCGGAGTAGACCTCGCTCCTGTCGAGGATGGGCTTGACCTGTCTGTCCACGATCTGCGGAGCCGTGGTGGAATTTGCGTTGATGAACCAGTACCCCTTGTAGGCTTCATCATCGCGCTCGACATCGCCGTCACGCAGAGGCAGCTTGATCGCAGCCTTATTGGGCTTCTTTCCGCCGAATTTCGCCACGCCTTCCTCGATGGCGGCGTCGATCGCCGCGTTGATGGCGCTGACGGTCTCGGTGTCGGTCTTGGGGATGAGGACGGATACGGAGTATTTCTTCGCGCCGCCGTTGATGGATACGGGCTCCCAGCCGTGGAAGTAAGAGAGGCGGGTGCCTGTGCCGGTGATAACCTTGGTTCTGCTTGAATTGTTAGCCATTTTAAATATCCTCCTTGATTTCGTAAAATTCGTTAATGGCGTTTGAAACATTCATGGCCGGACGCCTGTCCGATTTCGGAACGAGAGTCGGCCTGCCCGGCGCTTTGGTGATGAGGCCGCCGAGAATTTTCTCAAACCTGTCTTTGCCCATCAGTCTCTGCATTTCGGTCAGCGGGATAAGGGACTGACGGTAGATATCCTTATAACCCGCTTCTTTTGCCGCTTCCGCGACGGCTGCCTCATCACGGTACTTGCGGACGGAGCGTCCTTGAACCACCTTGAAGCCGTTCCACTCCTTGCCGTGGTTCAGCGCGGTGTCAAGAGCGTAGGCGGTGATCTCGTTCGCCCATTTGGTCAGATCCGGCAGCACGGCGAGGATGTCCTCGATCTCCGCGTCTGTGAGCAGAGGCGGCATCCGGAACTCGGTCTGTGCCAGCTTCAGCTTTTCTTCGGCTCTCGCACGGCAGCGGACGGCGGCGCAACAGAACGTACACCACTCGCCGGGGAGATACTCGCCCTCACCGTCATAGGCCATCTTCGCTCTCGGCTTCAGCTCGTTTTCCGCCCAGGCTTTGAGGTCTTCAACCGGAATCGTCCAGATGCTGACGTTCTCGCGGCGCGGCTGGAAGATGGTCATCGACACCTCGCGGATATCGTAGAGAGCGTCGTACACCGCCAGAGCGCCGAGCGCGTACAGCTTCATCTGCGGATTGTCCTCCGCCTCAACGAGGACTCCCATACCGTACTTGAAGTCGATGATGTGAAGCCTGTCGTCGGAGATGATCAGACAGTCCCCGGTGCCGAAGCCGTACGGCACATAACAGGAGAAGTCCAGACGCTGTTCGATGAGGATGACCGGGTCTTCGCAGACCTGCTTTGCCGCCTCATACTGCTCCATGACGAAATCGACATAGGCGTCGGTGCATTCCTCCATCTCATCGGAATCGTAGTCCGATACAGGGCGGCGGCTTCGCATGTGGAGAGCGCGTTTCAGCTTGTGTTCGCACAGAGCGTGCGCCGCAGTGCCTTCTCTGGCGGCTTCGGAGCCCGTGTTCTCAAACTCAAGCTCCAGCCTCGCCGACGGTGTACAGTTGAGCCACCTGTGAGAGCCGGACGCGGACAGGACAGCGTGATCAGCCATTGCCCAGCACCTCCGCTTTCTTCAGCACTGCTTCGTAGTCCGTAGGGTCGATCTCGCTGAGCCGCTCCGCACCGAAGCTCTGAATGATTGCTCTGACCTCCGCCGTGTAGCCGTCGCGACTCTTTTCGGCGAGAATGCCTCTGATCTTTTCGAGCGGTACGGTCTGCTTCTTCTTTACCGGTTGTGGCTTCGGTTCTTCCTGCGGACTGTCAGCAAGGAATGCGGACAGCACCCTCATGCTGTCCGCAAGCGCGGTCAGATTGTCCGCCGTCTTCAGAAGCAACTTCGTTACATCAGCCTTTGTTTTCTGTTCGCTCATCGTCTTTCACCTCCTCACTGATGGCAATCTCATCGACTCTGTCTCCGGGGATGAGTACGATCACCCTGCGTGTTTCGCCGAGAAGCAGACGCAGAAGACGCTCACGGACGGAGACTTTACGGACGGCAGCAATACCGCCCGTCTTCGGTTCTTTTGAAACACTGACTTTGAGTTTGTGTCTCATGGCTTTGCCCCTTTCCGAGGACTTTTTTCTGCCGTCCTCTACCTGGTAGCCTTGGGATGAGGTCAAAACTGACGGTCGGACGAAAAAAATTGAGAAAATAAAAAAGACCCGCTGGGGACTTAAAAAATCCTCGACGGGTCAATGTGTATATGCGGTTATCTGAGCAGTTCGTTCACGCGGCGCTGAACGGCTCTGTAGTCGTACCCGGCTTTGGTAAGACGGTTTTTCCTCTCGGTGCCGTTGCCCCACAGGCCGCGAATAACTTCACGTGCAAGCTCGTCCACTGTTTTTCCGGGCTTCGCGTTCACAAGCTGAAGGTCGGCGGCATTGACGGGGCTGCAGATGGCGTTTTTACCGTCCTCGCTCTTATCGATGACAACTCTCGCGCCATCAGTCTGGAGAACGTACCAGTTTTTCCCTTTCACCCACTTGGGGATGCTCTTGCCGTTGTAATAGGTGCTGCCCGTGATAGTCACAAGGTCACCGACTTTGATTGTCGCAGAGGGCTTGACGGGCTTTGCAGGGTTCGTGTTTCCGCCGAGTGCCGCCGTCACCTTTTTTGCAAGGTCGCCCATACGGGCATACATCCAGTTGCCCGGACAGGATTTGTTTGCAAACCACCTGTGGACGGTAAGTACCATCTCGTCCGGCTTTGGATTGTAATTGAGAGTCTTTGCCTTATCACCGAGCCAGAGCAGCTTCGTTTTGCCGTTGCGTTTACAGATGTCAACGCAGAGTTTGATGAGCGTCTGATACACAACATCATGAAATGCATACGGTTCCGTGGTATCGGAAGCGCATTCGATGGTTACGGCTCTCTGGTCGTTTGCGTTGGAAGAGGAACACCAGGAGCGGTTCTTCTCCTCTACATACATACCGACACGGCCGTCCGGTCCGATACCGTAGTTTGAACTTGCCTGACGGGATACAGGTAAAAAGATGTTGCCGATGGTTTCCACCGAGCACTGACCTACCACGCAGTGGGGCGTGATGCGGTCAATGCTGTGGGTGCGCTGCCCGGAATGGTTCGGGCTGAGTTTCGTGTATGATACCATAGGGCTGTTCGTATAAGCCATATTATTCATCCTCCTTTTCACTGCGGTCATGAAGCTGTTTAAGTACGGATTTCAGCTTCTGCGGAATGGGAAGTCCCAAGTATGCTGCATTCTCAAGCAGGGACACACCCTCATTTGAGAGATAGAAGAAAATGACAGCGGTTCGCAGCACCGAACCTGCACCGATAATGCGTGTATCAAGAATATGTCCCACACCTACAAGAGCAAAGATGAGCACTTTTTTGAAAATGCCCTTGAAGCCGACTTCGCTGGACAGTTTCTTGTCTACCAAGGCACACATAATGCCGGTGATGTAGTCGATAACTACGAAAGCCAAAAGCGCATAAAGCAAGCCGTCACATCCTCCCAGGAACCATCCGAGCCATCCGCCGATACCGGCAATAACCACTTGAATGGTCGTCCAAAATTCTTTCATGTTGTTTGTCCTCCTTTAAAAGTTGAATTTGTGTATAAAAAAAGTGATGCCGATTAAGCATCACACTTTCCCTATAACATAGAAGTTGACCTCAAAATTGTTAGCACTGCTCAGAGAGGTTGCTCTTCCTATTTCATATACGCCCGTTGATTTTGTCGAAGGGCCCGGAGAACTGCCCGGAACCATAAGAAAAGCACCGACACCGTTGCAGGAAAGGTTTGCCGTAATTGTCGGAACGGCAGAAAAGGTAAAAGGAAAAGCAATATTCAATGCGGTCAGTGAGCCGGAAGTGTAAAGAGGTCCCCAGTTGTTATTGAGTGTTGCCGATACGGTTTTTCTGCACCAGCACTCCGCAATGCCGCTTTTCCACTTTCGGAAAGTCCATATACCGTTTGTTCCGTGCTGAACGACAAAATCGGCAAGCGCAGAATTATTGACACGCACACTTCCCGCAACATCGAGTGTTGCCTGCGGGTTCGGAGTGTTGATGCCGACCTTCTTTTTTCGCAGCGCAATGAGCGGTGTGCCCTGCGGAACAGTGAAATACAGATCCAAGCTGCTTGCGGAATAGAGCTTGTCTTGAACCTGTAAATGAAAGTCGTATGAACTGTTTGCATCCAGATTGCACAGTTCAAGGTTTGAATAGCTGAATGAAGTTCCGCTTCGGGTTGTGCCACCAAGGATGCTTGTAAAAGCACCGTAGCTCGATTCATTCGTTTTCTTGTACCGGTAACGCACATAGACTACGCTGTTTTTCTGTACTCCGTTCACCGATACGGCGGAAATCGAACCGCTGAATATGAGCTGCATTTCCGCCTCGATATCATTGGTTCGCCGAAGAGTTATCGAGGACACCTTCGGTTTGGAATACGGAATGATAGTGACGGCCTTGGAGACACCTGTGGTATAACCACGGGAATCAGTGATTGTGAGCGTGACCATAACATTGCCGGACTTGGTGATCTTACCAACGGATAAGGTAGCCCCGGTCGAATTGGAGACTGATAAACCGTTGCAGGATGCCGTGTAGTTCGTTATAGTCGCACCGTTTTTCGCAGTCGCCGTTCCGGGTGTTACTTTCAGCACAGAATGGTTTTGAATGAACAACCGGTTATCTTCCGTGATATTTTTCGTAGCCGTGTTGCTGTCCTCATAAGTAAAACTGCCGAGTGTCGGTGCGGAGTTTGCGGCCGTTGTCTGTACGGTGGCGGTTCTGCTCGATGTACTTCCTATCTGGGCAGAACCGCTGAAAGAAGAAAGTGCAAAGGTTCCCGTAAATGATTTAACGGTCGCCATTGCATTTAAAAGTGCCGTTCTCTGCGCCGATGTCAGTGTTACCGTTCTGTTTGCCGTACCTTTCGACCAGGAAAGTCCCGTAACGGTCAATATGGTCGTGCCGCCGTTTTTGATTGCCAGCGAGTTGGAATATGATGCTTCATACACGGTCGCATTCAGAGAAACCGTAACCGTGGCATTGTCCGCCGTCACCGTGCTGACGCTGTTTAATACGGCACCTCCAAGCGTTTTTACGGTGGCACTGCCTGATGTGCCGTAGACATGGTTGTACTGCCGCCTTGCCCTGACCTTCACCGTGTAGCTTGTGTTCGGTGAAAGTGAGGACAGCGCAGCACTTGCACTTGTTGACGCATTTGAGGAAAAGGTCGTCCAGGTCGCACCGCCGTTTAAGCTGTACTGCCAAAGGTCTGCCGAAGCCGAGGACGATGCCGAAATTTTGAATCCGTTTGCCGTGATATTCGATGTGCTGAAGCTCACGGTCGGGGCGTTGCGGTCGATTGTGTTAAGGTCGACGGTTGCGGATGCGGTTATCGTTCCGATGGATACACCGGAATATGTGCCGGAAAACCGCCATGACGTCGACAAAGCCACACCTGTTTTTGTGCCGTTGCTGTTATGATAAACCCGGACTGTTTTGCTTTTGAGGTGTACCATGTGCCAGCTTGTCTAGCTTGTATCGTTGATAGCCGGTACGGTATAGGTTTCACTCTCACCGTTGATTGAAATGGTTGAGTCGGCACGAGAGCCGACCTGCAGTGTATAAAACTGCAGGTAAACATTGAGCGTCACATCGGTGTAGTTCCCCGTGACGCTTTGACTGCCCGTCCAGTCGCAGTACAGTCCGAATTTGCTTGTGGGATATTTATGAAAAGAGCCGCTTAATGCCACAGCCTTACCTCCTTAATCCAGAATAACGATATTCAGCCCGTCGGATGCCGTCGGCATCGGGACAAACTTCGTTTTGCCCACGGTCAGCTCGCCGTCCACCGTGGTTTTCCTGGTCTGTGTTTCATCTTTGTTAAGGGTAAAAATGACCTCATCGTTGTAGTAACCGGCAAACTCCGTGTTCGTGATGACCGTCCTCTGGGATGATGCTTTGTTTGACACCTCGATGCCGCGCTTGTCGATTTTTACTTCCTGCGTGTAGATTTCGTTGGGTGCGGGCGTCCATTTTCGTGGAATCGCACCTTCGGTAATCATAATATCTGCGAGATAAACGGATGCGTCACGGCAGTAGCAGTAGATACGAAGCGTAGGGTCGGTAACATCGGTCAGGGTGACTGTGAAATCCGTCCAGTCAAACGCTGTGGACTTATTGAACAGATACTTCGTTTTGTTTCCGTTATATGTCACATAAAAATATGCGGACATGGTCGAAGTTTTCTTTGCTCGAATCGTAATTGTGTATGTTCCGGGAACAACACTGCGGATGTACTGAGACAGTGAAGAATAAGCTCCCAGTACAAAACAGGAGTCGGAAACGGTATTGTTCTGCGTATCCGTTGAAGTGTCGGTTTTCACCGTGCCCGAATAGCTCCAATCATCCGTGATGCCGTTGAGCCCCGAGGAGTTCTGCACATAGTTGATACCGCCGATGTACTGCTCCTGCATGGTGACGGATAAGCCGTCAACCGTGTGCTGAAGCTGAGACACCTTGCTTTCGGAACTCTTTAGCCGTTCTTCAAGTTTTTCCTGGCTGTCATACACCGACTCCATTGTTTCGGTGAGGGTTGCCACATAGCTGTTCAGCCCGTCGGCATTCTGCTGAAGATATGCTGTTTTCTCCGCAAATTCATCCGTTGAGACATAGGCACGCAGCACAACCTCGCCGCTCTCCAAGTCCCACCAGGACGAGCCGTCCTGAGACTGGATAACGCCTGCCTTGATGATGTTTGCTACCAGAGAGCCGGAGGTGATGAAGTCCGCTACGATCTGACCGTCTGCCGTAATTGCGGTTTCATAGGGACCGTTGTAGCCATTATGGGAAAAGCCTAAGCCGCCCACATTCCAACGCCAGACATTCACGGCTTCATCAATGGAGGGAGCGTCCAGAATGAGCAGCTCATAGGGCTGTCCGTTTTCCTCGCTGGTGTGGATGACCACATAGCCGCCGCTCTGACCGGTGATAAGCCCGGTGGCCTTGCCGATGGCGGTTTGGAGCAGCTTTGGAAAGCGTCCCACCGTGGATTCCACCTTGTCGACCGTGGACTGCACCTCGGAGATGGTGGTAATCATGCTGGACTTGCTCTGACCGAGGGAAATGCTCTTGTACCGCTCGGCGAGGGTGTCGTATACGGTTTCAATGACGGTAGCCGACACGCTGACGCCCAGAAGCGAGTGCCGGATGGTGACGGTATCGCAGAGGTTGACCCGCTCCAGCAGTGCCGAATACTCCGGCTGTTTCCAGAGCGGCTCAAAGGACACCTTCACCGTGGGGATAGTCGCTCCCAGCGGATTTGCCTTGATGTAACTGTTTGCTTTTGCTCTGAGGGCTTCCTCGGTCACAACTCCGTCAAACTGGTCGGAGAAATCCATGATGAGCGTTTTTGCCCGGACGATCTCCGAGGTCACAATGGGGAGCGTGACCTCCGGCAGCGTGACCACCGTTTCGGTGTCCGATCCTTCCGGGGTGTATACGGCATACGGGAGCAGTGCGGTATATACACCGCTGTTGTCCTCGTCCTGCTCCATGGCGGTGAGATTCTTGCCGTATTCAATGACCACTCCGGTCTTCTGCCCACGGTGCGAATGGAACTTTACCGTGAAGTTGTCCCATTCAAACTCACCATACCATTTGGAGAGCATGGAACCTTCCGTGCCGCCAAGGCAGGCTCGGACACTTTTCGGTTGGGTGACGGAAAATGCCTTTGCATCCGAGTAGTTCGTCCAGCCGGTAAAGCGTGTATCTCCGGCAAGAAGCTGAGAGAGGATAAGCTGCGGAGAGCGGCTATCAGTACTGAACGGCAGCACCGGCACATTGGCAAGGTCATACGAAATATGCTGACCGTAGATGGTGACGATACCGTTGAGCGGCTTCGTGATACGGTAAATACGGAATGCCTGGTCGGCGGCGGTGTCATTGGGTTTTGCCTTGATGATGCACTCCTTGGTGATAAGCCCATAGTGCTGTCCACTGACCGGGTATTTGAGCAGGCACTCAAACACACCGTTTCGCTCTTCGGTGACTTCGCAGGAAATAGTGTCCGTCAGTACGCCAAGACCGAAGGTCGAAAAAGTCGTAGCATTTGCGGGATAAAGTACGGGAATCATAGGCTGTCACCTCCTTCTGAGCATAAAAAAACCACCGGAGATTTCTCCACGGTGGGTTGGGTTGAATGATTCAATTTTGTTCGACAAACTGGAATTTGTACGTCTTACAGTTTTATCTATTTAGAAATTATACCAATAACATTTTCGGTTTTTTCAGACCATTTCTTTCTTTTATAATCCAAGCCAATGCTTTCAACATAAACGCATTTTTCTTCTGTACAGACTTTTTTGTTCAAGTATTCAATAAAATCCTTTTCATTAAACCAATCTTTTATGTATATTAAGCGGTCTCTTCAGTTCATATGGAAACGTTCTCGAATATAGGGGCACAATTGCTCATTTGGGCATTAATCCGTTTCTTTTTAGTGATAATAAAAAAGCATACGCAATAGCTATTCCTAAGAAACCGGCAACGGCATCAGCAAAATCGGGAATGTTCAGAATTGGAAAAACAAGTTCGTACCCAAGATTAAATGCGGCAATCAATAGCCCTATTACCGTAACAGCCTTCATTCCACCTCCGAATATAAGAACAGCAAATCCCAAAGCCACCAAGACCATAAGTGAGAGAGAAAAATTGGTTACATGAAGAAGAATATAGTCTGGCAATAGTTGAAGTGCAGGGACAAACCAATTAAGAAGTCTAATGAAAAACAGGAGCCATGAAAGAATGATTATGCACAAATAAATTACTAAATATATTTTCTTTACTTCGTATTTTACCGTAACCTTTCTTTTACCTACCCCATCTCTGTAACCCCTTATTTTAACAAATTCCGATTTGTCATTCTGATTTTAAGAAATTATACCATACTTTTATGAACTTTTCAACTGCCTGTATTTACAAGCACCGCCACCTCGGAACGACCTCAACCCGCCGCACATTTCCGGCGCAGGCGATGGAGTTTTCTCCGGGCTTCAGCACCGGAAAGCCCTCACCGGTGACGGTATCGTTTTTGAGAACGGTACCCTTGTAGCAGTTCATGTGTTCGCTGTCGATTTCAATGTACTCGTCCACACCGGCGAAGCCCCAGGAGCTTGTGCCCTGACCCTCCGGCCGAACCATGAGCCGAATCAGACCGCTGCCATAGATTTTGATATACGGTCGGCTCTCAAAAGCAGTCGGATTTGTAATTGTCAGTTCGGATGCGTCTACTGCCACTGTTTGCTGCCCCTCCAAGCTGTACTTGAACGGCTTGCAGTTGAAGGTCACGGTGAAGCAGCCGATTTTATTCAGTTGCTCCTCAATATCCAGATTGCCGGAGATGACACCGTAACGGAAATACTCCGCATCGTAGGAATCGGTGATCTCGTGGTATCTGTCCGGCTCGGAATACAGCCACCCCTTAATGTCCCGCAGGTCGGATGCAAGGGCGGCTACGTTCTTCCGTGCGAGGAACACCGTGTAGCTCACCTTGATGTTGGCAAAGCGGCGGTTGGGATTGATGATATCTCCGCTCCTGCCGGGAATGGAAATGAACTCCGCATCGTACTCCGGTGCGGAAAACACATCCTTCTTCTCGATATGCAGACCGAACTCAGCGGAACTGCGGCCGTTGTAGGTAAAATAGCTCATGCGAATACCACTCCTTTCCGCTGGGCGAACTGATTCGCCGTTTCCATGACTTCGTTGGTAAGCTGACGGATATCCTCGCTGCTGTAGTTATTGAAAGTGGCAATGTTCAGTGCGATGGTGAAAGCGGATGCCGCTTTGCCGACCACACCGTCCACAGCCGAACGGAAGCTACCGCTGACATCAAAGTCCGTGGGCAGTGCCGTCTGCATATCGTGAGCAAGGTCGCCCATGACGCCGTTGATGTCATCAGCCATGCCTTCGGCGGCTTTGACCGCTTCATCACCGTTATCCTCAATGGAGCCGGACAAGCCCTTGACCAGCATTTCACCGACCCATGCCATCTCCTTCGAGGGCGAATGGATGCCGAAGAAATCGCAGATGCCGTCCCAGATGGAGGAGATCCACCCGGACACCTTGTCCCACAGCCATGAGGCAAGCTGCTGAATGCCGCTCCACAGTCCCTTGACGATGTTGCCGCCAATCTCCACGATCTTATACATCAGAGAGCCGAAGGCTTTCACGATGCCCGCAATGATCTGCGGCACGGCTTTGACGATTTCCACGATGATGGTGGGTAGGTTTTCAATCAGGGCAACGAATAACTGAACGCCTGCCATGATGATTTTGTCGATGTTCCCGACCAGTGCATTGACGATACCGGAGATAATCTGCGGAATTGCCTGTACAATGGTGGTGATGATCTGCGGCAATGCCTGAATCAGCGAAATCAGCAGGTCGATGCCTGCCTGGATGATCTGAGGGATGGCGTTCAGCACAGCGGTGATAATGCCGTCAATGATTTTTGGTATCGCTTCTACGATTGCCATGATGATCTCCGGCAATGCAGTCACCAGCGAGGTCAACAGCTGAATGCCGGTTTCAATGATCTGCGGAATGGAATCCAGTAGAAATGTAATGATTCCGTTGATGATTTCGGGAAGCGCCGCAATCAGCACAGGCAGTGCATCCAGAAGTCCCTGCGCCAAGCCTGTAATCAGCTGAAGCGCTGCATCCAGAATCATGGGCAAACTGTCTACCAAACCCTGTACGATGGTAACGATAGCCTGCACTGCCGCAGGAATAAGGGTAGGCAGAGCGTTTCCGATACCTGCCACCAGCGTTGTCACAAGCTGTACCGCCGCATCGATGAGCAGCGGCAGATTCTCGATCAGCGTGTTCGCGATGGTCATAAGGGCTTGAACGGCAGCGGGAATCAGTTGCGGTAACAAAGAGAGAATCGTGCTGAGCACCTGCGAAAACAGCTCCGTCACCGATTCCAGCAGTGTCGGCAGTAGTTCGCCCACCGCCGTCAGCAGCGCATCCAGCACCGTGGGCAGTGCGGCAATGATGTTCTCGATGACCGGAGCAATGTTCTCCACCACGGTCTTGAAGGCATCCATCATGTTGTTGCACAGCAGCTCCATGTCAGCGTCCGCATCACCAAAGCCTACGATGAGGTTCGACACGGCGGATTTCAGCGCATTGACAGAGCCGGAAATAGTGGCTTCCGCTTCCTTGGCGGTCGTTCCTGCAATGTCCATGCTCTCCTGCATGACATGGATGGCTTCCACCACATCTGCGTAGGAGGAGATGTCGTACTTGACACCGGATATCTTCTCCGCATCGGTGAGCAGTCGCTCCATTTCCTGCTTCGTGCCGCCGTAGCCCAGTTTGAGGTTATCGAGCATCGTGTAGTTCTGCTTGGCGAAACCCTGGTAGGCATTCTGAATGGAGGACATATCCGTGCCCATCTTGTTGGCGTTGTCGGACATATCCGTAATTGCCATATCCGCATATTTGGCGGCCTTCTCGGTATCGCCGCCGAGGGACTGGATGAGGCTTGCGGAGAAGCCCGTCACCGTTTCCATGTATTCGTTAGCGGAAAGACCAGCCGTTTTGTATGCGTTGGCGGCGTACCGCTGGATCTCCTGCGAGGAGTCCTTGAACAGAGTGTCAACGCCGCCGACCAGCTGCTCATAGTCTGCATAGGCGGCGATGACCTCTTTGCCGAGCTTTACGGCGGCGGCACCTGCGGCAACGGCCACGGCACCGAGTGCCACACCTACGGTTTTGAGAACCTTGCCGAAGCCTTCAAACTTACTGCCGGATTCCTCCGCAGCTTTGCCGCCCTCCTTGATGGCTTTCTCGTTCTCGTCCAGCTCACGGTTCATATCGTTGAGAGCGGCTTCGGCATTGTTGAGTTGGATCTGCCAGTTCTGGGTGCGACGGTCATTCTCCCCGAAAGAGGTGGCGGCATTCTGCAGAGCCTTGCGGAGGGTGTCGATTTTTGTTGTTTGCTCGTCGATCTCTTTTCGCAGCACCTTATTCCGTGCGGCAAGCGCCTCCACGGATTTATCGTTCTTATCGAACTGAGAGGTGGCGAGCTTCATTTCGGAGCCGAGCACCTTGAAGGACTGGTTGATGTCCGCTAGTGCTTTTTTGAATTCCTTTTCGCCCTCAAGACCGATCTTCAGTCCGAAACTATCTGCCATTCGCCGTCACCTCCTTAAATGCCGTCCGGGATAATATCGTCGATGTAGTGTTCGTGAGCAGGAACAGCCTGCCCGTTATACTGCTTGTGACACTCCCATAAGTCCAAAAGCAATCCAAATGGCATCAGCCACACCTCATCCTGGCTGAGATGAAGATGGGCAAGGCCGTAATAGAGAAGCCGGGTAAACAGCTCCGCATCGGAGACCGTTACCCGACTTGTGCGTTTTTTGAGTCTTTCTCGCTTTCCACATTCCGCTTGGTGCCCTTGTAGAGAGCTTCCGTAATAGCGGTTTTGTATCCGGCAAGGTCGAGGGGCGTGGTCAGAAGCTCCACCACATCCTCGGTGAGCGGCTCCTTGGGGTGCTCCTTGTCCTTGAGATTGTGGATGAGGATGCTCTGATTCGCCAGAAGCGTGATAAGCCACACGATCTCTCCGATAGCCATTTCAAAGTTCTCTGACTTCATCAGCTTCTCGCCGAGGTTTTCCAGACCGCCGTATCGACCGGCGATCTCCTTGGTGGCTTTGGTTGTGAGGAGCAGTGTGTACTCCTCTTCACCGATCGTGATGACTGCGGTTCTTTCGTTATCCATTGTGCGTTACCTCCGTTAAGTGGTCTTTTCGGGTAATGCGGTATAAGTTGGCTCATAGACTTCCTTATACCAGTTCGTGATGGTCGCTGCGGTCACATCGCCCTCCAAAGCCTCCGCTTTCCACGGGTGTTTGCCGCCTGCGTCTGCCTTGTTGCGGCGCAGAATAGTGCCCTCAATGGTCGGCGTAGAGAAAGTAATGCTGTCGCCCTTGGTGGCAAGGTTCGTCGCCGGAATACCGAATTTCACTCGGTACAGCCAGTAATACTTGTACTTGCCGTTGGACTTCTTGGCGCGGAAGCCCACCGCCACAGGGTCGCCGCCGTCCTCGGATGCGGAAATCAGCACCTTGTTCTTGTCAATAGTCGCACCCGTGAGGTCGGATGCCGCCGCAGAGCCGATATCGTCGATGCCGAGGGAGAGCGTGCCGGACTTGAATTCCTTCACGATCTCCGAAGCACCGTCGTCGGCGTAGAGCGTAGCCTCTGCCAGTTCCACCGAAAGGTCAGCGGAGATGGCTTTCGCAAGCTGGGACGGCGTGCCGTAGGTTTCCTCTCCGGCGTCATTCTCGGTGATTTTTGCGTAATACAGTTTGTCAAGACCGATAGTCGCCATAACTTATTCCTCCAGTTCGTAGATTTGCGCCACATCAATGGCGTAGTGATGATAGCCGGTCTCGGTCTCAAAGCCGATGTACCGGCGGTCGGTAATATAAAAATCCGCACCCAGCAAGGCACGGACGAGTGCATTTTTCAGTTTGGTGTAGCTGCCCTTTGTGAAGAGGGACAGCCGTGCCTCCTGCGTTTCGCAGCCTGGGGCGTTGTCGGCGTGAAGCTCTAAGCTGTCCGACAGCGGCGTAATCACCAGATAGGTGTCCGGTGCTTTGCCGGAGAACACACCCGTTTCAACGGGAACCCCACAACTTTTTGCGATGGTTTGCAAATCGGATAGCAGGCTCACAGCTTTTCCACCTCCTCATCCAGTGCCTTGGTCATGGCATCGATGCATTCCTGTCGGGATGCCGTTTTTGCGGGCTTCAGAAACGGCTTTGCAGGCTGACCGTGCTTGCCGTATTCGAGAATGTTGGCAAGTTTGGCATTGCTGCCGCCGTCCGAGCGAGGCTCAGCGAAACCGACCTTGATGTCGTGGTTGCCGTCCCGGTTCAGCTTGGAGGGGGAAAGGCCGAGTGCGCCTTCCAGTTCGCCCGTGGTGCGGGATTTGAACTTTGTCCCTCTGCCGATGACGGAGGAAAGATTGCTCTTAACCTTCTTCAGCACTACCTCGCCACCGGCCTGCAGGACGGTATCCGCCACGCTGTCAAAGTTGCTGCCGAGTTTGGATATCTTTAGAAGGAAATCCTCCGGCATTTTCATGTCGCACTTAGCCAACGGTCGGCACCTCCTTCTTTGCCAGCAACTCAATGTACATCCCACGCCCCTTTACATCCTCCACGGACACAATGTCGTAGCGACAGTCATCGCAGATGAGAAACTGGTCGGTAGTGACCGTCAGCCCAGGAATACATCGAAAGCAGAACAGGTCGGTCGCTTCACTGAATACAGCGAGGTTCGCCCAACGCTGACTGCCGTGCCGACCTTCACGGTATACGCGGACGGAAGCGAGGACTTCTTCCTCGGAATGGGTGAAGCCCTCGCTGTCCTTGACTTGGCGGGTTTCCACGATGTCGGCAAAGCCGTTCATTTTCCCGAAGCTCATACCTGCCACCGCCTGTCCAACCGGAGCAACAGATTGACCGTGTTCCACACCTGCTGTGCCGCTCCAGTGTTATCCGCAAAGAAGCCTCCCGTGCTGCCGTCCCGGCTTTCATAGAAATGGGACGACAGCATGATAACGGCTTGCTCCGTGGTAGGCGGCATGGGGTTCTCCGTGTAATAGCCCTCCGGGATGTGCTGGTAGCTTTCGGCGTAAGAAACAGCGGCGGTGATGTAGCCTTTCAGCAGCTCATCATCCGCCGTATGTTCCAGGATAAGGTTGGCTTTCACTTTGGAAAGAAGCTCGTCCATCACCGCCGCCTCCTTCCTTATTCGGTTTTCAGCTTGAGGATCTGAACGGCTTCGGGGAGAATAAGTTTGCCGTCCACACGCTCTTTAGCCACGAAACCGATCATACCGTTGCCCGCGAACAGCTCGTTGAGCTGCTTGAAGGAACGGGTGCCGCGGTCGCCGATGTTGTAGTAGCTGTAATCGCCGAAAGCGATAGCATTCTCCGGAGCATACGCAGAGGTGTGAACCGTGTAGCCGAGAATGCGGTCCGGTTCGCCTGCCTGATAGGAAGGCTGCCAGATATACGCACCGTTGTTGTCCTTCAGCTTGCGGATCTGCGCGATAGTCTTGTCGTTCATGATGAAAGAGGCAGACTTGCGGTAAGGACGCTTCAGCGCATGGATGAGGGTGATGAGGTCATCGCTCTTGAGTGCGGCAGTAAGCGTTTCTGCCACATGACCGCCACCGGTCTCCGCAAACAGACCGAGGGGCTGACCGACACCGGTACCATTGAGGAATGCGTCCTCCTCGGCATTGGCGAGTGCCTTGCCGAACTCGGTGAGAATGTAATCCTCCAGCTTGAACGCATTGTCGTAGAGCAGTTCCTCGGTCACCTTGATGGCAACATGGAGCTTGTGCGCATCCAGAAGGATCTGTGCAAAGGTGGCGTCACCGAAAGAGAGTGCGCCGCCTTCCTCGATCCACGCAGCGGCAGGCGCAGTCGCCGCAATGTTGATTTTATGCTCACCGGATGTGGTGATGGTATGACCGAGCTTTCGCATGATGTTTTCCTCGGAAAGCGTATGAATGAGGCGGGAATCATACTCTTCGGGTACGAGGTAGCCGCCGTCAGCGTCAACACCCTCGCGAAGGACATCGCTCACCTGGTGGAAGTTGCTGCGAAGGGCGGTGAGCATTCCGGTGCGGTAGGCATCGGAAGCACGACCGGTCTTGGGCTTCTCATCAGCGGTGGACTTGCCGTTCATGGGCTTCTCGGTGATGGGAGAGGAAGTGGGTCTGTTCAGCTGCGCCTCCATTGCGGACATGGCTTCCATGCGCTCGATCTCGGCACTGTAGTCCTGCACCTTCTTTTCCATCTGAGCATAGGTCTTGGCATCCTCTTCGGAAAGAAGGCCGTCCTTGTCGCGCTTGGTTTCCACAAATGCCTTTGCAGCGTTCCAAACCTTGTTGCGCTTTTCACGCAGTTCGTTGATAGTCAT